ATTAGATAACCTTAAAGATTAAGTTATGTCAAAGTTTAATGATAGATTAGCTACAGCAGGTATATATGTTACTGATCCTACTAAGACTGTTAACATAACTCCTGGCTCAACAACAGATGGTTTATTCAGTCAAATAAATAGTACTGGTAATACATATGTTGGTAATACACCATTTAATGATCCATGGGAAAATCCTATGAAAGAGATAGAAGAAAGGATTAAAAAACTAGAAACAGACAACAAGTTTTTAAGGCTAAAGATTCTTTCTATGGAGGGTAAGTTTACTCAGGAAGAAGTAATTAATATCAGAAAGATGTTAATAGCTGAAGATGAATCATCAAGAACATTAGCAGAATCAATTATAGAAAATGCATAGTTATGAGTATATTTTTTAACGCACAAGATCATAGTTACAAGAGTGTAGATACTGAACATAATATTGCTTGGTATAGTGTAACAACAGTAGTATCCTCTTTAAAGAAACCTTTTGATGCTAAAAAGACAGCACAACTTGTTTCTAAAAAACAAGGATCTAAATGGCATGGAATTGAGCCAGCTATTATTCAGGAGATTTGGTCAAATGAAGCCAAGAGAGCTACAGATTTAGGAACATGGTATCATAATCAAAGAGAAGATGATTTATGTTCTTTAGCTTCAATTGAAAGAGAAGGAATTACAGTGCCAATATTTAAACCTCTTCCATTAAGAGATGGTATTAAATATGCACCAAATCAAAAACTTGAACCAGGTGTTTATCCAGAACATATGGTTTATTTAAAGTCTGCTGGCATTTGTGGCCAATCAGATTTAGTTGAAATAGTAAATGGTAGAGTCAATATTATTGACTACAAAACCAATAAAGAAATTAAGATGGAGTCATTTAAGAACTGGGAGGGAATTTCAGAGAAGATGCTCCATCCAATTTCTCATTTGGATGACTGTAACTTCTACCACTATGCTTTACAATTGAGTATTTATATGTATATTATACTTAAGCATAATCCTAAATTATTGCCTGGTACAATATATATCCACCACATTACTTTTGAAACAGATGGTAAAGATAACTGGGGATATCCTATTGCAAAGAAAGATGATAACGGGGATCCAATTGTTAAAGATGTTACACCAATTCCAGTACCTTATTTATATGATGAGGTAATTGCTGTAATTAATCATATAAAAGAAAGTCCTATCTTTATTAAAAAGAAATAAAATGTTTGCAAAACTCTTTGATGTTCAAAATGGTAAAGTAATACCTACAGAACACTGTTATACATTAAAAGCTTTAAAAGATGTTATGGATGAATATCCAGAAGACTATTTAAAAGTTTACTTGTATTTGTTTTATATGTGTTGCCCTAATCCAGATATGAATCCTTTTTTCTTTGTCCCGGAACAGGATAAAGAATACATCATACTAAAAGAGATTGAAGCAGAGTTTTCTACTGAGGATGACACAATATTTGCAGCATTAAAATTTTGTGAAAGAATGTATGAAACACCTACATCCAGAGCATATAAGGGTATTGCAACCATGTTAGATAGATTAGGTAGATATATGGAAAATACTCCTATTACACATGGCCGGGATGGCAACTTTAATTCTTTAATTGCTGCAGCTAAAAACTATGATGCAATTAGAGCTTCATTTAAAGGAGCCTATAAAGATTTACAAGAAGAACAATCCAGCAAGGTGCGCGGAGGACAAGGACTAGCATATGACATGTAATGAGTGAAATTTATCAAGACATACCAACCTATGACAATGGAGAATGGACAATTACAAGTTTTGAATCTAGAGAAGAATTCAAACAGTACATCCTTAACAGAATTTTCAAAATACCTGGAGAGTACAACTTCAACGAAACAACCAATGAAGTATTTATTTCAGAGTCAGTCAAGTTTAAAAAAGATGGAATATATTGTGCATCTCCCTTTAAATCCAAAGACTACATAAACTATTGGGATGACCAAAAGCTTAAATGCAGAAAAGGTATAATTGTTAAGGATAAAGAACACGAATGGTTTGTATGTAGAGAATACTACATGTGGTTAAACTTTCTTCCAATCTTTGATAAAGAACAACAAAAGTTTGACTTTGCTAAGATCCGAGATGCTCAGTATCATCTTGCTTTATATGAGTTACTTGCAGAGTTAAGTTATAAGCATTCAGCTATTCTTAAGAAACGGCAAATTGCTTCTTCTTATTTTCACATGGGTAAGTTTATTAATCAGCAATGGTTTGAAGCAGGGGTTACTCTTAAAATTGGAGCTAGTCTTAAAGATTATATTAATGAGAAAGGATCCTGGAAATTCTTACAAGAATATGCTGCCTTTCTAAATGAACATACTGCATGGTATAGGCCTATGTCACCAGATAAGGTCATGATGTGGCAACAGAAGATTGAGGTAAGAAAAGGAGACAGAAAGAATGAAGTAGGTCTTAAAGGTACCATACAAGGTATGTCATTTGAGAAAGATCCAACAAATGGTGTAGGAGGTCCTGTTAAATACTTCTTTCATGAAGAGGCAGGGATTGCTCCTAAGATGGATCAGACCTATGAGTATATGAGACCAGCAATGAGATCTGGTTTAATTACTACAGGGATGTTTATAGCTGCAGGATCTGTGGGTGACTTAGGTCAATGCTTACCTTTAAAAGATATGATCCTGAATCCTACAGCAAAAGATATTTATGCTGTAGAAACAGATTTGATAGATGATAAAGGTACTACAGGTCTATCAGGTTTATTTATTCCAGAGCAATGGTCAATGCCACCATACATAGATGATTATGGTAATTCACTTGTAGAAGAAGCATTAGTAGCATTAAATGAGCAGTTTAAAAAATGGAAAGATGAACTTGCTCCAGAAGAGTACCAGTTAAGAATCTCTCAGCACCCTAGAAACATTCATGAAGCTTTTGCAAACAGAAGTGTGTCTGTTTTCCCTACACATTTACTTGCTGCACAACAAAGAAGAATTGAAGATAAAGATTATGGTTTTGAATACTTAGATATCTCTACAGATGAGAATGGAAAACCTTCTGTAAAAACAAGTAATAAGAGACCTATAATGGAATTCCCTATAAATAAGAAAACTGAAGATAAAACAGGATGTCTTGTTGTTTGGGAAAGACCAATAGATAATCCATCATTTGGGACCTACTATGCTTCTATTGACCCCGTAGGTGAAGGTAAAACAACTACTTCTGAATCACTATGTTCTATCTACATAATGAAGGCCCCAGTTGAAGTAACAAAAGTTACCAGTGGTGAAACAGAAACTTACATAGAACAAGGTAAGATTGTAGCAGCATGGTGTGGTAGATATGATGACATTAATAAAACTCATCAAATGCTGGAGTTAATTATTGAATGGTATAATGCCTGGGCCCTGGTTGAGAATAACATTTCTTACTTTATACAGTATATGATATCTAGAAGAAAACAAAGGTATCTAGTACCTAAGAGTCAGATATTATTTTTAAAAGATCTTAGTGCTAATGGTAATGTATATCAAGAGTATGGATGGAAAAACACCGGTACATTATTTAAGGCACACATGTTAAGTTATGCTATTGAATACACTAAAGAAGAATTAGATATTGAAACAAAACCTGATGGGACAATTGTAAGAACCAAATATGGTATTGAAAGGATTCCTGATCCAATGTTAATTAAAGAAATGCAAGAATATTCAGATGGAGTCAACGTGGATAGACTAGTATCTTTTGCAGCCCTTGTATCTTTCATGAAAATTCAGGAATCTAACAGAGGTTATTTAAGAAGACATATTACTGATGATAGCACCAAAAACTTGCAAAAGTCAGAAAATTTGTTTAAATTAAATAAGAGTCCCTTTAGACACATGGGAAATAATGAGAAGAACACAATGAGCGGATTTAGAAAATCTGCTTTCAAAAATTTTAAATAAGAGCTATGCAGGTATATAACGCAATGCAATTAAAGAAGGGAGCCAAAGTTGAACATAACCGTTTAGGTAGTGTTACTCAACCTCTTCAATTTCTTTCTAAGAAAGAAAAAGATGAACAGTGGGCTGCATGGAATTTGGATTGGTTAGAATGGCAAGGATTAAAACAAATTAGAAGAAATGCCCGCAGGTTAATGAAAAATTACAAACTTGCAAAAGGCATCATTGATAGAACAGATTATATCATTGAGGAGAATAATGAAATGAGAGACATTGTTGAAGCACTTACAAAAGAAGATGCTTCAGCATTAGAGTTAAAGTTCTATCCAATTATTCCAAATGTTATTAATGTTCTAGTAGCTGAATTTGCAAAAAGATCTACTA